GATGCCATATGTTATATAAGTATATCATCGACCGTTTCCTGCCGCCATAACCGAACTAACATTTTTTCCATCTAAATAAACTCTTACAGCGCCGCCTGTGAGTAGATTGGTTAGTGTATCAAGTTTTCCTTCTATACCGGATGTGTTTATAGTTGTATTGGTTGATGGTGCATTTTTTTCTGGCGTATTTGTACTAGCAGCAAGTTGTGACAACTTAGAAAGTTCATCGCTCTTAATTGCGCCAAGTTGATCATTTAATTTGCCCAATGAATCTGCCAACTTAGATATTGAATCGGCAAATGCATTTATAGAAACAAATGATGCAGCAGCCATAGAAATATCTTTCATAGCTTCGGCAGACATTTTTAGTCGCTCACTTAAATCTGCTAATTTTTGAAATTTCTCAAAAGGATCACCTGTAAAAAATGAAAGAAGTTTTCCACCGACCGACGCTCCTGCAAATAGAGCAAGTGAAATACTAAGTGCAGAAATAGCACCCGCTGCGGCGTATAGTAATGGAGAAATCAAAGCAAACTTGATAAATGGACCGATTGCATTTGGTATAACTTTTGCAATCGACGTGAATGCGTTGGCTGCAAGTTTTCCGGCATATGCAAATCCAACGAACGCCGCGCTAACTCCCATAAGTATTAGTACACCAAGACCAACCTTTGGATTTCCTAAAGCAGAAAGTCCCAGCGATAATCCAATTAAACCAGCACCAACCGCTTTTCCACCGACTGCAACCGCAATGAATCCAAGTATACCGGCGGTCATTGCCAAAAATGCGACACCCGTTGCGCCAAGGTTAAATGCACCTGCAAAAACTTTACCAGTTCCCATCTTTGTTAGACCCGTTGCCAAATTAGAAAGAAAATCTTTAATTCCGGTTCCACTTTTAACATCCTTAGTTGTTTTTGAAATTTTTCCAACTTCGTCAACAGAACTTGGTAATTTGGGTCCAATAAAATCTCCCACCAATCCTTTTTTTGTGGCATTTGTAAAAATATTTTTTGCCATAGAAACGACTGCTTTAAATGGTTTTCCAATCGCAGTCACCAGTGAACTAAATCCACCTTTTCCAAAAAATAAATAACCCAAAATTCCGGCGGTACCGAGAGTTCCGAATATTGCTTTAGCGAGATCGCTTGTTAAAGCTTTTGAAAGTCCTTCGGACTCGTCCATAATTTTTGTTATTTCATCTGCAACTTTTCCAAGCAGTCCTGCCAAAAATTCTATTGGTAACAACAGTCCTTTAAATATCGGAGATAGAATCTTGGCAATTGATGCTATAAATTTAAAAATTGGAACAACCGTTGTTGCAAGTGCTGTAATTATCGGTTCAAGAATATCTCCAAGTGAGACTACGATGGACTCCATTGTATTTTTCAACTTGGTCATAATTCCTTGCATTTTTTGTTGGCGAATAGCACGGTCTCCCTCTGCAAGCAATCCTTCTTTACTCAAGTCGTTTTCTTGTTTTAATTTTTCCAACGCTTCTGTTTGCATCTTGAGTTTAGCTTTTTGCTCGTCAGTTCCACGAAGTTCAATTTCGCTGCGTTGTGCTTCAACCGCCATCATCTTGGTCAAATCTTTTAATTCCATTCCAGACGCTTTAGCCAACGCCTCGCGTTGGTATACATTCATCGCGTTAAAATCTCCAGCGGCTTTCACACTATCAAGAGTTGCTTTTGCCGCACCTTCTATATCACCATCATATGCTAATTGACGCGCTTTTTGGAATGATATACTTCTACCTAATAATGCACTCGCTTCTAGTTCTTCATTAATACTTGAACTAAAATCTAAAAGCTTTCTTTGTGAAGATACAATTTTATTTAAATCAGTTCCAAGTGCTCTTGCTGCAATCGCAGACTTCATGAGTTTGCTTGGATTTGCTCCTAACAAAGCAGTTGTTTGCTCAGACGCATTAGCAATGTCTTTCATTACTAAACTAAAAGGTATACCAGCTTTTTCAGAAAAACTTGCACCAACCTTCATCACATTCATTGCTGCTTCTTGAGTTACTTTACCAAGACCTTGGAATGTAGCAAGTACATTAGCAGAGTCTTCGGCTGCAACACCTAGATTTACAGACATCAATGAAACATTTTGCATTGCTTCTCTTGAAACCAATGAAGTTCTACCAAATACATCAGTTAATGCTTTTGCGGATGTATATACTTCATTTATACCAACACCCATATCTTGAAACTCGACGTTAATAGATTCTGCATTTTTACGCAATTCTACCATTTGAGTATTACTAAATCCAGTTTGTTTTCTAAAATCTTCGGCAGCTTTGTCTAATGCAATGAAACGATCAACACCAGCTTTAATCAGCGTGTTAAATAACATGAATCGCAATGGAATTACTTTTATGTTTTCGCTAAATTGTTTAGCTTTTGACGCCATCTCTCCAAAAGGTCCGAGAGCAGCATAATTTGAATCTTCTAGATGTGCCATATAACCGGCTTGCGATCTTATGTTTTTTAACAATTCTTGATTAGCTTTTAACTCTTCTTCTGCCGCTTTAACATTTGTATCACTTCTATTTTTTATACCTACCATAGCCGACTCTCTTAATTGTATATCACGGATTGCTTTTTTGTTAATGTCTTCAATAAGATCCCACCGCCCTTCGGCCTGTGCCGCAGTCACGTCGTCATTTTGTTTTTTCTTTAAATTAATAATCTCTTGTTCTAAACGGGTTTGAGCACGCAGGCCGGCCATTTTTAAATAAATAATTTTTTGTTGAGATTTTCCTATATCAGACGCCATTTGACTCTCTATCGTAGCACGTGCTTTTGTATCTGATAAAATTTGCTTATTGAAACTGTTAGAAAGTTTTGACGCATTTTGATTCTTTTCCATTTCAACATTCAACTTTTTAAAAGTACCAACCATTTTTGATGCAAGATCGGCGCTTTCGGCCATGTTTTCTTTTTGTTGTCGTGTTAACTCGACAATTGCTTTTTCCTCCTTAGTAAGTTTTTCCTTTTCGTCAGCCATTTATTATAAAAATGTTAGTTGTTATATTATAAATATCAAGTAATCTTAGCTTTTTACCTTTGGAGGACGTGCTATTTCACTGCGTTTACCACCGCCTTCACTAGCCGATTTGTTAGCATCTGCTTCTGCTTTTTTAGCATCTACTAGCTTTTTTATATAAAAACTGCGTAAATTGGTTGGCATCTTGTACACAATATCTTGAGTAAATGCACCATTACTATAATAACAAAGGTCAAATATCTCACTGTGTATGTTCATCTTACTTTCTGGTCGTATAGCAAATATATCTGTGTTTACATCCATTTTGCTGGTTCTAACACTATTACAAGCTGGACAAGTTACTGATATATCATTGATATAGCCTGGTGTATGCTCATCATAAAACTTTCTAAATAGCTTACTGTCTGTTGCACTTAGCTCATATTCATAAAAGTTGTTTATGTCTGTTACATCATCTATTTCTAATGTTATAACTTTAGCAAATGCAAGCCAACCTTGTTTTATATATATATCATATTCGGTGCATGTAGCTAATCTAAAATACACATTCTTTTTACACTTTGAGAATGTATAAGATAATCTATTGTTGCCGCGTATATATTTAGAGCATTTAAACGACTTGGGCTTAAAACCAAAAGATATATCATGCTCAAATTCTTTATCACAATCGCCGCACGTTGTTTTCATGGTTGTATGAGCACCATAATTAGCAATACGAAGATTGAGTAGTATAGACTGCTTGTCGCAGAATAATAACTCATTTGAATTTATGCCACCTTCTACTACACTATTAAGAAATTCTGTTTCTAATAAGCCACGACGAGCAAGGTTGGTGCTTGCTAATAGTTCTTCATGTTCTGCTGTTATAGGCAGAATACTTACCTCACCCGATGACAATTTTGAACTACTTGGATAAAAATATCCTTCTGATGCCAAATCAATGATTTCAGAATGTAAGTTCACACTTCATCTTAGTTCTCGCTGATATTTGGCCAGAAGAAGTTTGCTCCTAGTGGAACAGTCATCTTTGTTTGATGGCCACATGCTGGACAATTAAACTCAAAGTTCATATCCATGTCTGGTGTATTTTCGCGAACAAATTTGCGAAGAGCTAGGCTGTCTTTAGCAGTCAATTGACCATCAACAAAATTCTTGATACGAAGACGATCAGAGTCACCGTCGATACTACGAATTGTGTATTTTAGGCGGGTTGTGATTTCTGGAGCATTGGTGTTGTTGGCTCCGCCAAACTTAGCAAGTGCCTTGAGTTCAGCATCAATGTCAGATTCATCTTTATGGGTTAATAGACTAACAGCAACAGTTTTACCAGAATTTGGTAGTTTGAACGTTAGTTTGTTTTCACCCCGTGTTGCTCCAACATACTCAATATTTTTAGCAACAAGCTTAGTCAAATCAATATCAATATTAGATTCAACACCACATTCTGGACACTTGACTTTGGTGTTATAAATTTCTCCATATGCACTCTTGCGAGCAGCAATAAACAACGCATTCTTGTCACCAATAAGAAGATCGCTAATAGATACATTTGGTGTAGCAATCAAAGCCTTTAGAAACTCGTCAAGAACTGTGCCCTTCTTGAGCAAGTTTGTGTTGCTAAGAATGTCTTCATGACGTGCTGTAACTTGATAGATTTCAATCTTGCCAGAACTTAATGGATGAGCTTCTGGATAGAAATAACCATTGGATGGTAGTTCTACAACTTCAATTGGCTGATTAACTTTAGGTGCCTCTGGTGTTGATGTAGCCTTGTTAACAGCGGATGGTTTTGATACAGGAATAGTTGTGTCTGTCATAATTGTAACGGTTGTTTATCATATATATGAACTATAACAAGTTTTACATATATATAAAAACAATTTTATTTAGATTTTGAGAATTTAGATTTTGATGCAACTTTTACTTCTTCGGCTTCTTTGGCAGCTTTCTTTTTGTTTTTAACAATAATTTGAATAATACCCATCAAAATAATTGAGCCACCTGCGATTGCTCCAACAATCCATATAGGAGTACTTGTAGCAAGATATGCAAGACCAAGAAAGGTAACGCCAGAGAAGATTATATTAAAGCTCTTGAACAATACACCAATGATTATGAACAGTATACCAATACCACCGAGCAATCTAACTAACCATACCATGAGTTCTTGTTGTTGTGCTTCTTTGAGCAAACGAACTTGGTCTGCGGCATCTGCACGAACGCGATCAATTTCAATTTTCTTATCAGCTTCAATCTTTTCAATCTGCAAACGATTAGCTTCTTTAATAGCGGCTTTTTCTTTTTCTTTTGTAACAATTAAAGCTTCGGCGTCATCTAATTGTGATTTTTGGTTTACAGCAAGATCTATTGTTTGTTTGTATTTGATATACAATTGATCAATGGTCTTTTGTTTTTCATCAGCAACTTCTTTTTGTATCTCTGCCTTTTCAGCGTCAGTTAACTTGTCTGTGCGCATCATTATCTCTTTACTACGAAGATGTGCAATAGTTGTGTTTATATCAATCTTTTTCTTTTCTTGAGTGACATGGTATATTCCGTAGTTGAGTTCTCCTATCTTATAGAAGTTCTCAAGGTCTTTGTTTCTTAGGTCTTGATATGCTTTTTGCATTTCTGCTTTTGTTTTAGCATATTCTTCTTCCATCTTCTTTTTATCTTCTATTGCTTTTTGCTCAACGGCAACAGTTTTTTCCATTGCATCTCTGGTTGCTTGTGCTGCAACAACTGCGGCCACATTAGCTTCTACATCTTTAGATGCTGTCATTTCGGATTTTTTTCCAAAACTTGGTATAGTTGGAATTTTTGGTACCAAACTACAACCTGTGATCAATGATGTTAGAAGTAATAATGTGACTAGTTTTTTCATAATATTTTTTTATTTTGCGATCAATTGTTTTGAAGCTTTATCAAAACTTAATGTAATCTTGTTATTGGATTGATTTAGTTTGCCGTCAATTTCTAATTCTTTAGCAGACTCAATCTTGTCGTATACAGATTGACCAATCTTTACATTTGGATCAAGAGCGTCTGGCAATTCAGACATAACTTCTTGTTCAATATATTTCTTGGCTGCTGGCCATGTGTTGTTGATAAAATCATAATCTAATTCAATAGCTTTGCCGTCTGGCATAACTGCTGAAACAATCAATGGAACAGAAGTGGCTGTTGCTTGGCCGGGTGCTGCTGGTTCTGCACCTTTCTTTGGACGACCCATTCCTGCAATGCCCTTTGGAACATATGGTCCCTTTGGAGCTTCTGTTGGCGTGCCGTCTGGAATAGATGGATGGCCAGATACTACCCATTTACCCGGTGCAACTTCTTTCTTAAATTTTGACGATATTGCTCCAGCAGTGCGAGGCATTTCATTTATGCGAGATTGCTCAAGAGCTTCACGAACCATACTAAGGATTTCTTCTTTTAGTGAAGCACCTGTGGATGGAGTTGCTGGCTTTTTAACTACTGGCAATTTCTTACCTTCTGCTTTTTCTTTTGGTTCTGAATTTGGAGTCAAACTCTTGGAAGTAGCAATGTCTTCTGTGTGTTCAGATTTGTCTGAGGTCTTCTTAAAACCAGACAAACCTTTGGTTTCAGCTAGACGCTGTGCTTTTACTTCGTGAAGTTCTGTCACGATTGCTTTGATTAGTTGCTTTAGTTCTGATTTTTTCATATTATTAGTTTTTAAAATTATATTACCATGCTCTACATGACCAGTATCTTGCTTTGTGTCTTGGACCTGGATTTGCGCAATTGTGTCTAGCTCTAAAACTCTTGCGACGTTTTGGAATACTTTTTTTAATTCTCATTTTCTTGTCGCCAAAATTAACTTTTACAACATTGCCTTTTGGGTTCTTGACATAAACTTTTGATTTTTTTACATCGCCCTTCATTGGAACGCCAAGTTTAACTTTACGACCTTGATATTCTGCTTCTTCAATTTTAGCATCTGCATTAAAATCTCCATACATTTCATAAAATTCATCACCTTCACATGTGTGTTCATCGCCTTCTGGAATCATGTCCCATTTTGGTGACTCGTAGTATTCTTCCAAATCTTGTTCTTCCATATTAAACTTAGATTTTGGGTTGGTATGGCACCACTCACATTGTTCTTGAGCAGGTTCACCAGTATATTTGTCGCTGACTGCATACCATCCTTGATTATTGCAATGAGGACAATCTTCTCCTTCAGTTTCGTTGATTTTTGTTTTCGGCATTCCACTCTCAATCCATTTTTTTACTTTTTCAATGTTTTCTGGACTGTATGGATTATATTCATAAGGGTTCATATCAACATCATGCACTTTACCGTCTGGACCCTTTACGTAAAAAAATAGTTTCATATTGTCTGGTTCTCTATCTTCTTCCATCCAATATTTAAATACACCTTTTGAGGTTTGAATATCTTTGGCATATTCTTCTCCGGCCATTCCTTCCTTTACCGGTACACAGTTTGGTACTTCTTTACCACCCTTGTTCTTGGTGCCATATGCTTTGTATCCTTTCCAGCATGGATTTTCCATCTTGGATACTTCTTCAACAACTTCAATAATCAATTTTTTTAGTTCCGATTTCTTCATAGTATTTATCCTCTACCTTTGATGCCACTGATCTTGTCTATAATCTGACCTTGCTTCTTTGAGTATACCGCTTTCTTTCTTTCTAATGCTTCTATCTTTCTTTGAACCGGCGCATGTAATTTAGTAATATCCGAATCAATCTTGGCAATATCATTTTTCATTTTATCTAAAGCGGACTGATAAACAACCAATGACTTTTTGTCTGCATCACTCAACCCATCGTTCGAGGCTTGTGTATCTGCAATAGCATTTGCTCCAATTTCTCCAATCTCTTGGAGTTTCTTTTTAACAATAGACTGAACAATTTCTCTTAGTTCGGAGCGTTTCATAAATTTTATTTACCGTGCATCTTTAGAATAGCATCAGCAGCTTCTTTGGCTTTTTTAGCTAATTCAACTTCACGCTTTTCTTCTGGATTTTTCATATCTGTTTCGTCGTGAGATTCTCCTAATTTTGCAGTTGGCACAAAATCAATACCGTTTTCTTGTGATAGTTCATCTACTAATGAATCAACTTCACCCGTTGGACCTGAAATCTTAAATTCATAATACTTGGTTCTTTCATCATCCCAAACTTTACCAAACTTGGCATCTCCCATCCATTTCATTTTAACACCATGTTTTTGAATAATTGCAGCAATTTCATCGCCGGTCATTGGATAAACTGTGTTATCAACGTGAGCAATATAAGCAACATTCTGACCAGATACATCTTCATTCATTCCTTTAGCTTCCCAAGCAGCCCACATTTCATTTACTTTAGCATGACCTTCGTTCTTAGCATTATGCATCTTCCACATAGTAGCATAAGCTTTTTGTGGTACATCTTTATACTGTGCCAATAGTTTCTTTTTTAATGCAGACGGGAAATCAGGTGGAGTTCCTTCTTGTAGGTTGGTTTCAGCAACTCCAAGTCCGATAGCTTCTGTGACAATTTGTTTGATTAGTTTCTTTAGTTCTGATTTCTTCATGGTGTTTTTATATTTTTTATTATGTATATATAAATATAAACTACTATATAAAAAACTTATAACTTATAAACAATGTTAACTTTGTTTGTTTAGGTTGTTTTCAGGAAAGTCCGGGGATTGTAACCACAAAGTTGTATAGCTGTCAAGCCATAATAACAAAAAAGTGTGTATTATATCAAATCCATCTCATATTTTAGATTTCCACAATCCCAAATACGATTGTATCCATTATTTTGCATATTCTGCCATTCGGTTAAAATAGCATCAAATTTAGGTAATTTTGATTTTAATACTTGTTTTCTGAAACCAAATCTATGGTATTTATTATAATATCCATTTTTAAAATACCAATAATTTGGAGGAGATATATGCGACAGTTTCATTCCTATTGAACTGTATATATTTTTGTGTATATATGTAAATCTGCGATCTGCATAACTTATTATTTTTTTAGGACAATGTTCAGATATAAACACTTTTAAAAACTTTGAAACAATTCCAACTATAGGAATTGAAGTTGCAAATCTAACTAACTCATATGTATCTTGGTTTGATTTCTTGATGCCAAGCGCAGCTCGTTCTTTTCCGAATGTAATAACTGATACCAATTCTTTATTGTAAAATGCACCATATCGTATAGACGATATATCTTTTCCTTGTATGTGATATGTATCAAGAAACTTATCCTTTTCAACATTTGATATTTTAGATATAACCAATTCTCGCGCACCTATTCTTTTTTCGGATATAAAACGAGAACGTAATTTTTGTTTTACTATTTCTTTTTTATTTTTCCATTCATCTTCAAATATATGAATTAGATGTATATTATTTGCCTCACACTCTGTGGTTTTGAGTAAATGATATTTTTTTGATTTTCCTGCCATCTCTGAGTGCCAGTATAGTCCATTAAATTCAATAGCAATTTTCTTTGATGGAATGTATATATCAAGCTCTAAACCGGACGGTAAAATATCTTTACTATTTTCAACTATAGATTCACTGGTAATAGATTTTATATAATCTACTATTTCTTTTTCCGCGATAGATGTTTTTTCGTATTCTATTGGATTGCACTTTAGGCAGCGAGGAAGATGTCCGCCGTCTATATGATCTGAAAATATGTCACTGCACGATTTGCATTCAAATTTGTATAAATTGATTCTATCTGTGTTGATATATTCTTCTTTTGTGAATAAAGGAATATATCCAACATTCAGCTTGTGTTCATTTAATAATTTATCGTAAAAAGAATCAATAAATTTTTTACGCTTTGTTTCTTTAACGTGCAACATTTTGCTTGGATGTTCTGCACCGTATTTATCAAGATTTGTTTGCTTTATTTTTTTCCTGATATCACTGGATTGAAATGGATTTTCCACACCATTATTAAGCAAGCAAGTTTTTTTCTTTTTATCTTTTATATCATCGCGTTGAGATACATGTTTTACTCCATACAATTTAATATTATGCAATTTTGTTTTTTCTATCATTTCTTCGGATTGGAATACCCAATCTACGCCAAACTTTTTTTGATTTGTATCTTGTATCTTTTTTAAGACTTCTTGACTTTTTGACGCATTGTCTACTCCGTATTTACTTAAACAAGTAAGTTTAGCTTTTTCTGAGTTTACATATGTTTCGCTTCCATACTTTTCTAGCTTTGTCTTTTTAATCTTGGCAATTCTTTCTGGATTTCTTGCCACATATATTCCGCTGCATTTTGCCGAACAAGTTTTTTGTTCACGTTTTATCAATGACCAAAACGGGGTATTACAAATTTTACAATTTGTTTCGTGCCAAAATTTTAAATTTTTTTGCATACCAACATTATGATCATTTTTGCTTATGTTGTCAATTTCTATATTTTTGAGCATAAAAAAACTCTATGCATATAAATAGCATAGAGTTTTGAGAAAGCGTGACCGCTTGAGATATTACATCAAAATTGTAGGATGCAATAATCTACCGTGAGCGTTACGTTAATAAGCAACGCTTCTTGAGAACTCCAGTCAAGACCAGAGCCATTGAAATCAACAGCCGATGGAAATGCGCCTTTTAATTGCCATTCTTCTACTACGTCACCGACCGGACCAAGAACTTGGATAGTAACGTCTTTTTTGTAGAAATCTGCATACCCGTTACGACCAGTAACAGATTCGTGAGCCAAACGTACCCACTCCATACAAGCTTGTGCAGCAGATGGAACGATTGGGTCATATAGTGTGATAGCAACATCACCCCATTCACTCTTACCTTTTAGCTTGCGCTTTAAGTTGATGTGATCTAGCGTAATTACACCGTTATTGATAGAAGGACGAGCAGCAGCTTTGATTAAGTAAGCTGGAATTCCGTCGATGTTCATGATAAAACGGTTTTGAACTTTTGGTTCATAAGCCGTAAAGAATATTTGATTTGCTTCTAGTAGTTCTGCCATAATATTGGGTGTTTAATTGTTTGTTCTTTCATTATAAATATAAAAGAAAATATAAAATAGTTTATTTATTATCAAAATTCTTTGTCTTTATAATAAGTAGGTCTATTCGTAATTTTGCGAATAATATTGACATAATAATAAATAGTATGCAATGTGAGATTATGAACGTATTTAACCTTGAAAAAGAATTAAAACGAATTGGGGAATGAAAAGAGTAATCTAAAGTTTCTCAATAAAACATTCTAGTTCATCTTTTCCACTAAAACGAAACGCTGATTTTTGTGACATAACATTTTTGTTGTTTTTGTCAAACATATGAGACATTGTAAATTTCCTGCTTTCGTGCATTTCTTTTTCTAATGCTGTACGATAATCTTGAACAGTTGATTTATACCACCGCCCTTTAGTAGCTAGTATTTGATGCTGTTTTAAGTGTTCACCTAGATGGTGCCATAGTTCTTTATCATATGTAAAAATGCGTGGAGATGGTTTTGTTACTAACACAAATTTGGGTAAGTTTAGCAATTTCCATTTAGCATCAAACTTGTCACAATCAAGATCTTCGTTTTTAACTAAAAACTCATTATACTCACTGGTGTTTATTGACCAATATTTGTTTCTGTCACAATAAACAGATTCATATTCAGAATGTAAATCAGTAACAATGTTATTTTTATTGTCGCGAACATACATAAACTTTGCGCCAGTCACTTTTGGATTTTTTGTCCAATCTGCTCCAAGTAAAAACATTTCATAGTGTGGCCACACAAAGCAATAAAATCCACGTGTTGCTGGTGGAGAATGAAAGGTTTCCGGAATACACTTGTAACCACGTTGATTTACAGAACTTAATCCACCAAATCGTGCAAATTTAAGCTTGCTTGTTTTGCTTATGTCGTATTTTGCCATACACAAGCAGAGTTACACAAATATTATAAAATGTCAAGCAAATCGCTTTAATCTTTTATTTTTACACCAAAATCTTTTTCAAATTGTTTTGGTGCTGCTTTATAACTATCCGCCGTTTCATCTTTTGCATCTTGTGTATATTGCCAGTTGAAACTTAATACGTCAGGTACTTTAAATCCAAAAAATTTCAATACTTGCTTTTGAATATCAACAACCGAAGAGCCATTCCAGTTTTGTCCAATCAAAACTAGTCCTGCTTCTTTATCTGCTATGATATTATCTTCTTTAAGAGTACTATGACGGTTTTCCAACCAAGTAAGACGCTCGATTAATTTTTGATAAATGCCATTAGTTTGTCCCCAACGAGTACTAACAAAAAATACAATTGCATCTGCTTCAAACAAAGGTTTGGTTATTTCCCACAACTCATCATCTTTGTTATTAAAACTGCACCAACATCTATGATTTCCAGTTGGATTTTTCTTATCATCTTTTAATTTAGAAGCCTTTACGCCACAGTTATTTCCTTCGTGCTTACTTACATTACCTTCGCAATCATATATTTTTAATTTACTGGCGTCTATTACTGTAGTATTGCCCAATTGTTCTGAGATATATTCAGCTAAAATTGTGCTTTTTGCTGTTTGTTTATCTCCAACCCAACGGTTGCTAGTTGTAACAAATAACACTTTATTTTTATTCTTTAAATGGTTTATTAATTTATCAACCTCGGAAACCATGTTCTCTGATTCATTTAAATTAAAATGTTCAAACAATAGTTTTTTATGTTTTAAAAGTGTATCTTCAAATGTATTCATTTTATCAGAATCTCCAAGTAAATTTTATCTTGTTATGTTCGCGTGGATCTTCAATGAAGTAAACTTTGGATCTGCCGCTCATGAAACTACCAGATTGTCCTTTGAGAAATTTCATTTGAGCGGGCGATGGAGTTACATACATTGTCATTGTATTTCCATTTCTATCTGGATGTTGAAATGAGTTTACCGCGTTTATAAAAACAGTATATGCAATATTACTAGCACCTTCGTCTAATGTATTTTCTTTCACGCTCATCTTCTTATCATATATAGTTGATATACTATCTTTAATTTTATCAAGATAGCCATATGCACGTAATATCTTAAATACTATATTTTCTTCACTAAGTTCGCCGCCTTTATCTAAACCAGATTGACGATATTTATAAAGTTTCTCAAGTAGTTTCTTTAACGCAGCTTCGTCGTGCTTTTTAACAAGCGCACTTATTTTGTTTTTATACTCATTATACTTCTTTTTTATAAGCTCTTTATTAAACTTTGGGCTTTCTTTGACCGGTTCTTTTAGCCATTTGTCATTTAACACACTATACTCGCTTGCTGATGTGGGTATATGTGCTTTGTCTTGAACATATATTTCAACATCATGACCTTTCATAGTAATGTTGTGTTTATTGTTCCAACCTACTTTAATCGCATCAAAAAGGGTTTGAGCATCTTCTGCTGACATATCTAACTTTTTATAATCTGTAACAACATGCAAGTCTATATCTGAATAGTTTGTCCAATTATAATTAGTAGCACTGCCAATGATAACAATGTCATCTACCTCTATAGATATGTTGTTGCTTTCTTTAAGTTCTTTTACAAAATCTTGCGCAACTTTTAATAATCCATTTCGCACTTCATTGTTTAGCTTTGCTCCATCTTCATTTACAACCCAAAGTTTTGGGCAAAGTGTATTATGATATAATGGATAACTTTTCATATTTATTCTGGCAAGAATTTCTTTAGTTGAGATATAGAACTAGCTGCACCTGTATGCAATATAGCAACGCGATGTAATGCAGTATTATCCCAAGCATCAATATTTTTTTGCATATCATCAATAAGCACATGAGTAACACGACCTGGTATATCTAAGATATATTCTGGTTTTCTTGGACCAGAGCGAGCAATAATCACTTTTACATTTGGATCAATATGCTTACGAATCCAAGCAGTCTTTTGTTCTGTGATAGTAGTGCCTTGACCAGCACTCAAAATAACAGGAGCTGGATTTTTGAAATTGTCTCTGATAAAATCCCAAAGAATTCTAGCATCTGGATTTGGTTCAAGATTAATCCAAAAGTTTGGAACAGCGTTAATAAGTTGCCAGAACCTCTTTTGACCAGCTTTCTTGTCACCTTTAAATTCTGGAAGATCATAAATTTCTTCTGGTAATAGACCACCGGAAATTTCTTTGAATCCTTTATCCATATTTACGAGGACTCCATCCATGTCCACGTAGCACTGTATTTTTAATGGGTTCTTTTCTTCAATCTCTTTTAATAAGTTCTTTAGTAAAATTTGCATATAATTATAAATATATCACAGTTTGGGATTAGTCCATATATATTTCAAGTTCCCGCAATCCCAAATGCGATCAAATCCATTGTTTTTCATATTTTCCCATTCTGTGATAGATGCGTCAAATATAGGCAGTTTCTTGTGCAATACGCCTTTTTGAAACCCAAATCTATGAACTAATTTATATGGATCGGACATGTTAAAATACCAATAATTTGGAGAAGTTATACCCACAAATGAAAATCCAATTTTTTCATAAAAAGCCCGCATTCCTGAGTATCTTATATCCGCGAACGTTGTTATTTTTTTTGGTTTATAGTTTTCTATAAAATAAGTTAGTAATTTTCCACCAATACCAATAACAGGTGTTTCACCTACCGCAAAACGATACATTTCATATTCATCTTGCTTTGAGTGTTTTGTACCTAATGCAACTCTACCTTTTCCAAAAGTCATAACTGCAACAAGTGTGTTTTCAAAAAAAGCACCCAATTTTACTGTTGAGCGATCTGTTCCTTGGATATGATATGTTTGTAAGAACTTCGAGCAAACATCAGATTCTATTTCTAAAATTTTACATTTTCTAGCAAAAATAGATTTATTGATTGTACTGTGTGATTCGCTAATTATTTTATTAGATCCGATAAGATTAAGTATTTTACGTTTTACGATATTTTTTGATACTGCCCATTCATTTTCAAATATATGAATTAGTTTTACACCTTTATCTGCGGCCATTTTTGTTTTGTGTATATGATACTTTTTTTCTTTTTCACCAAAAAATTCACTATGCCACACAATTCCGTCAAATTCAATAGCTACACTCTTGCTTGGAATATAAAAGTCTAATTCAAGCGGTGATATAAGCTGGCGGTCATTTTGTTTAATCTCACAGTCGATTGGAAGATGTTCTTTTAAAAATTCTAATATTTCCAACTCCGGACGAGATCTTACTGACGGATAGCATCGCTGGCATTTTGGAACTTTACCATCTTCAAGCACCGCATCAAAACAAACATCACACGACGTGCATTTAAATTTATAAAATAACTGCTCATCATTTATTCCCCGTGTACCCTTATATTCTTCACGTGTAAATAATGGAACTGCTTGACCATCCAATCTGCTACCAGATACAATTGAATAATAAAATTTGTCAATATTGGTGGATGAAATTTGAGCAGCAACATTTTTATTTTGAGACACATGTTCTACTCCATACTTTTCGCGTATAGTTTGTTTTGCTGCCGCTGATTGATATCCCAATGTTCCATTTTGCAATCTTTCCATTATGCTTTTGATTGCAAAATCGCTTGTCATCTGTTCACCAAAGTGAGCAAATTTAGTGTCATTTGATTTTTTAACAAACTCTTCTAGCTTTGAAATATTTTCCACTCCATATTTTTCTAACAATGTAGATTTAAGTTTTTCTAGATTGTTATAATTTTTATTACCATACTTTTCTAGTTTTGTTTGAGAAGCTTTTTCTGGATTAACAAAATTTTCATCTCCATACTTTGCTTTTTTTGTTGCTTTTAATTTTAACGCAAAACCTGGAATTTGACTTGAATGAGATACGCCATATTTTTCTTTTATAGTTTTCTTTAAACTAGATTGTACTTTAGATTTAAATTCTGGAAGGTTTGTATACTCATTCTGACATGCGGTCGAACATGTAACTCTGTTGTGTCGTTTATCCGTTTCAAACAACTCGCGACAAATAGGACAAGATTTAATAATGGGCGCTATAATTTTTTTTGAGTTCAAACATTTATATGAACATGTTTTTCTGTATCCTTTATAATAACTATTAAATATTGTTGGGCCGTTGCATACTTCACATATACCTGTACCCGTTCCATTTATGTGCTGATACATTTTTTCACCAAATGTGCTGCCTTGGTATATAGAATTTATTTCATTATATACATTTGGGTATAGTCGTTTTAATTGAACACCAAAATTCTCTCTGTTATTTTCTATAAAATGTAACAATTCTTCTTTATTCATATGGATAAATATAAGAGAACCCCACAAAAACGCAAGACGTTTTTTCTTATGGGTACAAAAAAAGAACCCACCAATTTCTCGGTGGGTTCTGTAGAGGAGGATTTTATCTATTACGCGGTTGGGAACGAAGCACCCGTTGGCATGACGTTAAAATCGAGTACGATGAATTCCGCCGTGCGAGTTGGTTGAATATAGATTTGACCGTACAAGATGCCACGATCAACTAGATCCGGAGTATTGTTGGTTTCATCCATAACAACTTTGAACGAGTAGATACCGCTGCGTTGTTGTACGCTCTCCAAGTATGGATTAACGATGTTCAAGAAACGTTGGCGAGTTGTTGACACATTCTGCTCAAACACTAGGAATCTTGAAGAAGAAGCAATGAACTTCTTTAGAGCAATCAGCAAGCGACGAACGTTAATACGATCCAATGCGGAAGGATTACGTTGTAGTGTCTTTTGACCCCATGCTACTACACCTTGACCTGGGAAAGCAGCGATTGGGTTGATATGGTTTTCATATAGACTATCACGTTCGGTGTGTGTTAAGCGGTCGGCGACTTGTACTGCGGTTGGAATGCCACCACGGTTTAGACCGGCTGGAGCAAACCATTCTGCGGATACTTTGTCGTTAGCAGCAAACACACTCATCATCACAACGGATGGTGGAACTGGCATAATCTTGTTGCTGTTTGTTTCTTGAATCTTGACCCATGGGTAATAGGTAGCAGCATAGTTTGTGTCAAACTGAGCAGCTAGATCAATTACGGTTTGGATACTTTCAGCACCAGCCATTTGGTTGTGAGCAATGTCCATAATATAGAAAGCATCGCCACGATTTTCACAAACTTCGATTACTAGCGATGCAACATATGGATGATCGTTGTAATTGATGCCAGGAACTGTGATTAGATTAAAGTCAAACTCATCAGCGTTACTTAAAGCAGCCAAGGATTGCTTGTATGCATAAGAACCATTTGATTTGTTTGTGGAGCAATCTAGACCTTGTTGATTGGTTGGCAAGATTTCATTGCCGATTAGGATTGGAAGAGACGGACTTTGACCATCAAATCCACCTTGGAAGCCAAGAACAAAGCGACGTTTCTTAACGTTGATGCTTTCATCATTTAGAACATAAGCTGCGGTGATTCCGCAATCTGTTTCTAGACTGAATGCTTTGTTTGATGCTGCACTTGAGCCAAGTGGGATTGGAGCAAAGTATTGCTTGTTGTCTAACTCTGGACCAACGGACGAACCATTTGGATATAGAGCGGCCAAATCAGCGTCGGCTTGTGACGGAGCTGGTTGGAATACAACACCAGAGCAGTAACGGCCTGGTTGCATCAAGTAAGCAGATGCACTTGTGTATTGCATTGCTGGTAGTTTAGCAAGACGAGCATAGTCGCCACCGATTGGTGAGGCATATGGTCCAAATCCGAATGGAATTGAATCTGCTGGCCATGGAGATGCTGCCATCTCAACACGAATGCGCTTGCTCTTGTTTACGAAATCACCAAACTCAACGATCTTGCCGTTGAAGTCAATATAGTTATAAACATCGCCGATACGACGAGCAACATAGTTGCTGCTGTTTACATCTAGATTTACGTTGTCGTAGCGTTCTAGAACTAGTGCTCTTGCGTCTGTGTCCGCGTAATCTCTTACGATTAGAGAGAACGAGCCGTAACTTGTACCAGGAATTGAACCAGCGGATTTAACATTGCTGATTTCAATCTTGTACATCTTGTTGGCAGCTGTGCCGTCAGACAAGGTATGAACCTTGAACAAGTCATATGCAGAAGATGTTGCGGTGTTAAAACCAGCAACCAATTGCGATTGAATGAATGGTGTTTCAGCTTGGCGCAGGTCAAAAGTAGATGTACCAACATCTGGAGTAATGCCATCAGCAAATTCCATATTGTTACGATTACTGATTTGAATCTTCCAACTACCAGAAGCAACCAACTCATTAATAATTTCTTTTGTTCTGTTTTTGAAGTTTGCATATGTATAAGCAGCTTCAATCTTTTGGCCAGAGGCTACTGGATAATAACCAGCTTTTGGATCTGTTCCGAATACATTTGTCAAATATGCTGACGATTCTTCTGCTAGAGAGAATTGATATGTGCCATAAGAGCCACTTGCATATTGATTGGTGTCTGTGTCGAAGTATGTTTTGTTTAGTTCTAATACAAAGTCAGAACCAACAACAGTTGCATCTTTTGGAGTTAATACAGAACCGCTGAAACCGTATAGGTTTTGTCCACGGTCATAAGCAGTGTTAGCCAAGATAGCTAATACAACTTCATCACGACCAGTAACCATCGAAGCAGTTCCGCAATCATCTTCACTAGATACTGTAACTGGTGTCCAATTATTTGGATTTAGAGCACCATAACTTCCACTCAATATACCAGTGATTTGTAGCTCATCGTTGCAATGATTGATTTCAGCGAGCGAGATAGACGAACTATACAAGAAAGCAGTACTTGGTAAGTTTGATGTAGCGAGTTGTTGCGATGATACATTTGTAGAAACGAATGTACTACCGGTTGAATTTGTACTACCGGCAGAGGTAGAGAAGGCAATATCACCAACAACAACGGTTGAACCGGCATAAATGCCAGAAGAGAATTCTAAGCTCAATGAGCCAGAAATAACGAATACGCCAGTTGTTCCTGTGTATGTATATGTTGCACCAAGAATGACACCACTGAAAGAACCGGATTCTGTGAAACGGCCATATGCACCAGGTATTGCACTGATGATAAGAGCGTCATTTTGAACATAGCCACCAAGACCACCAACGCGGCAAACGGTCACTTGACCTTGCTGACGTAGGTATTGTTGAGCGGTAATTGGACCGTATAGTGTTCCGTCTGGATCACCGAAGATGCTTGATAAGTCACCTTCACTGGTTATTACCGTAGGAGAAAAGCCCGGTCCCTTGTTGAAAGGGGCGACTACTACTCCGCCGATTGCTGCTACGCCCTGTGCTAGAAACGACTGGTCGATTTCGCGGGTGAATACACCTGGTGAAACGATGCGCTCTGACGGGCTGTAATTTCCATTTTGTTCTATTGCCATATGTTATTTTCTCCTGTTAAATTGTGGATAAAAGGTCTATATATAAATATGTTGGAAAAACTCAAAACTATTAAAATATAAAGAGAAGTGAGTTTTTCTCCAACTATTTTGTATTATAGTTTTTTTGGAGTAAATAAACCGGTGGATATGTCAAATGAACCTTCGCCATATTTTGCTACGATCTTATCAAGAAACAATTTTTCTTGAGCTTCAACCGCGATCAATTTTTCTTCGATCTTGGTTTCGTTCTTTTTTACTTCGCGCTTTTGTAGTTCAAGCTGACCAAGTGCTAGTGTAGTTTGGTCGTATGCTTGACGAATTTCAGTCAACTCAGCAATTTCAGCTTCGTTGAATTTGATTGGTTGATTAGCCAATGGTGATGTATTAGTATTATTTAGTTCCATATATAACTATTGTTAGGTTTTCGTTCTATATATATGAATATATAAAACCAAACGTATTATATAAAAACTATATACTATGTTTATGCAAATAATGAACCTAGACTGCTGTTTCCTGAACGAAATCCAGAATCATATCCATTGGCACCAGGTTGAAAATATTCTGAAACGTCTGTGCTACCTCTTATAAATCCAATGTCTGCTCTTTTACTAGTATCACCGCGACGAGCGCCGTAAGAATTGCGAATGTCGGTGCTATTTCTATAAAATCCTGATGGATCTGGTACAATAACATTAACTGACAGATATACTGTTGGCGAGGTATGAACTTGCTGACTTCTAGGAGCATCTCCGGTATAACCATAACCGTAAATACCATAATAACCAACATTTGCTACAGTTAAAGCTCCATCAACCGAATAGCATTGTTGATAATAATAATTAACAAATGTTGACCAGACTATACCTAAATCGCCTGTTGCAAAAATCATGAACCATCCGTCACCATCATCAGCACAGCCATCAACATGCACCGTGATTGTATCACCGGCGCTGATGCTGTTTGAACTTATACTACAATTGACGTATGCCATTATTATGAGACTTTAATAAGTCCGGTTTTTGAAAGTGTTAGTTCTGTAATATAATCGTCGTTGTTTGTCCAACCGTTATATTCTTCTTCGGTAATTACCATATTTACGCCTTTGATCATTTTCATATCTGCGTCAACTAATGTATATGCAATTATCTTTGGTCCTTTTAGACGCACCATTACTACAATGATATCTAAATATTTTACGGTTTTGCCGTCTACTTCTATAGGTAATACTTCGATCATGCTATTCATAATTGCTTTAGTTTATATAAATATACTACTGGTGTTCTATTATATCATAAAAAAAGAGTGACTTTTTTAAGATCACTCTGTTGTGTAAGAATTATGAATTTATTTCTATCTTAATTTTCGCCGTCGATATAATCGGCTAGATCTGCTAGTAGACCAGGTTGAATTGGATTCTTGTCTAAGTTCAAACCAGACAATTTAATCTTTAGTACGCCGTTTACTTCTACTTTCTTTGATAGCAGAGTATTTAGTTCAGCTACAAACTTTTTGTATTTTTCAGGATCAGTTGTATATGTGTTATCGTCAACACCCATACTAGCTACAAGTAGCTTTTGAGCATCTTCATAGTCAGCTGTAACTTTGCGTAGTACATTAATGTTTTTAGCAATGTTCCAACAGGTAGAAGAGTTGAATTGAAACGGAATAAAAATGGTTTTTGATGCACCGTCAATTTCTACGACTTTATCATATCCATTTAGTAATTTGAAGCGATTGAACGCTGTAACAGCGGCATTAATTGATATTTCCATATAGTTTATAACAGTTGAGAGTTTTACTTGTATATATATGGATTATAAATAAAAAACGATTAAAAATTTATTTTATTTTATTTTTTATATATATTTGCCGAGATTATTTGGCTTCTAGTGCGGCGAGGCGGGTGCGGAGGGACTTGAGTTCAGCGATAGCCAGCGGCATGAACTTGGAGGCGTCCATTGCCCACTGTTGCGTGACTGTCTCCGGGTCGTCGTCGCCCTTGGTCACGGCCTGCGGGAAGATGGAATAGACCTCTTGAGCGATGAAGCCGTAGGTGTCTTTGACGCCGGATTTCCAGTCGTGGAGGACGGGCCGCAGGGAGTCGATGATGCTACCGGAATTGGTCAGCGGGCGGATGTTGGTTTTTAGCCGCGCATCCGATGACGTGTTGTATGCCGTCGCGGTGGTGGTGACGGAAATGGTTCCCACTTGGGTTGTGTCGCGCCGGAAAACAACTACCGCGCCATCGTCGGTGCGGCGGCGAATGTTGACCGAGGCATTGCTTGCGCGTGACACGTTTAACTCCGCGCCGTTGCTCATCGTCACGCCGTCCGTGGTGCCCGATGAGGTGTCGCTCACGTTGTTGCCCGACCAAACAGACCCCGTCGCCCCCAACGCCCCAGTCACGGCGACAGTACCAGAACCTGTGATACGCAGGCGTTCAGTGGAAGAAGCGCCTGTTAGGAAAACAATATGGGCGTTGTCAAACCCCTCTTGCCGCCCTTGAAAAATTAGGTCGCCGTAATTAAAGCCACTTAGCGATTGTGCCGCATAGATTACGGGTAGCTGAGAATTCGTAGGTTTGGAATTAGCAAACTGGCCAAATGCAAGAGCGCCGTTCACTTCAAGTTTATATCCCGGCGTCGTCGTCCCAATGCCGACGTTACCGCTGCTGTCGATACGCATACGCTCGGTAGAAACCGTAGCAAATTTCATGTTGCTAGATGTGTCTACAGTAAACCAACCTTTTTCAACGGTGTTTGCATTATTGACCCACTGAATAAATGAACCTTCCGCATCCGCTGCGGCTTGACGAAGAATAATTGCTCCTGTTGTCGCGGCGGCGTTTTGGATAAAACGCCCGTTTCCGTTTACGTCCAATTTTGTACTGGGACTTGTCGTTCCAATTCCGACGTTGCCGGTCGTAGAAGCAATCGTCATCCGCTCGTCTGTTCCCGTTCGGAACCGCAAATCTAAACCACCGGTTTCGGCGTTATTCGTGCTTGAGATAAAAGAATACTGTCCGACGCCGCCCTCAAAATATGAGCCGAGAACAAGCCGCTGATCTGCGTTATCGACAACAACTTTTGCGATAGTCCCAGAAGTTCCACTGAAGAATCCGTTACCGGCTACATGAAGCTTGAAGCCGGATTCTATCGAGGTCGTCCCAATACCGACGTTACCGCTGCTGTCGATACGCATCCGCTCCGTGCCAAAAGCAACATTGGCCGTACCTAATGATTGGCCTGTGGCTCCAGTAAAAAATGCCAACCCTGTAGAAGCTGCGCTGGTAGAAGTCCAATTTGCTTCTGCAATTGCACTGATACTGGCTGGGTAAGTGAATGTGGGTGTGGTGTTGTAATTTCCACCAAAATAAATTGTTCCAAGTGCGTTGCCACTAACAATACCGGTTGAGCCGTTAGACATGTAACGTTCTAAGACAAGACCACCACTAAAACCTTGAGAAGAATTAGTATCAACGCGATTTCCTTGAACTCTAATGACGGGCGAAGCATTGGCAGCATCCGTATCTTGAACAAAGATACCACCAGTTACATTGTTAGCAGAAATTGAAAGTTTATAAGAAGGACTCGTCGTGCCGATGCCGACGTTGCCGCCTTTGGCTAATACCAGTCCAGAACCCCACGAGTCTCCAAATATATTTAATGCCATATAACTATTGGAATAACTTGCAGCAGATGTTCCTTTGTAAAAACCAATTAATGCTTCTTTTCCTGAAACCGCCGACTGTCCAATCGAAATACTCATCAATTGAGAATCGGGTTGGGATGGTTGAAAAAAGTTGGCGACGTTTTGATAGTTTGTAGTTCCGGATGTGTTTACATCTAAAGTTGCCAAAGGACTCGATGTGCCAATACCGACGTTGCCGTTAGAAATTATACGAACAGCTTCATTAGTTGTACTTAATGCCAAATAATTTGTTGAATTGTTAGTAATGCCACTAGCAACAATAGAATTTTTATATGCACCTTGCTGTAATACCTGTAGTTGATAACCACCACCTTCAGCGGCGGCAACATTGAATTCAACATTAGCAAACATTTTAACATAATCTGCTTTTGTAGATGTTGAATTTAATCCACTGAATATAAGTCCAGATAATGCTCCAGCAGAGGCGGTGCTACCTATATCAAGTTTAGCACTTGGACTGCTCGTGCCAATACCAACACTACCATTATCAAAAATACTGCTACTACCAATTGTATTAGCACCTGTAAATTTAGTTACATAGTTTGTTGTGCCATTTGATACACCAGCAAAATAACTCGCAGTTGATGCTAAACTAGATGTTCCTGTGATCGGACCATTTACACTTAAACTACCACTTATACTTACACTACCTGTAAATTCTTGTTTATCATTACTAGCATCGCCAAACTTGTTGCTGCCTGTAATGACCATAACACTACTTGTAACATACTCTACAGTTAAGTTTGTAATTTTAGCAAAACTTGCTGTAACTTGATTAACTGTAATATTACTATTAGTATCAAATGCAACGCCGCCGCCGTTACTTAATTGAGCAGAAGATGAAACAACATTATTTGGAAGAACATAAATGTTTGGAGCATATGATGCACTAAGTGCTGCTAGTGCATATGAAGCTGTAGATATATAACTTGCAGTTTGAGCTAATAAGACATACGATGCTGTTTGTGCTGTTGTTACAAAACTTGCTGTTTGTGATTGTATTGAAAAGCTTGATGTTAATGAATATGAAGCACTGACTGCATTTAATACATAACTAGCACTAAGAGCATACGAAGCACTAAATGCCTGTTCTGAAAAACTTGCTGTACCAAAAATACTGCCAGTAATTTTAGCAAAACTTGCTGTAACTTGACCAAAGGTTACATTACTAGTAGTATCAAAAGCAGCACTATTGCCGTTTGTAAATTGAGCACTACCACTAACTAGATTGCTTGTTACTAAAATACTTGTGCCGTTGTTCCAACTTTTTCCATTCCAGATCCATGAAAGAGAGCCAGTAGAAAAAATTTGATTTAGCGTTGGGTTTGATGGAAATATTAGTGCCATAAGAAAATTAGTTTAGATTGTATATATTTTTGCCGCGAATGTTTTTTAAGATAGTGAATAACCAGCGGCTGTGTATAGATTCTGGAGTGCTACTTGGTCGGTGGACATGTTAGTCGTTGGTCGTTTTTGCTGCGAGATAGTAGGTTGTGCCGCCGATTACGATAGTCACGGTGCGGTTGGGCGAGGTCGGGCTGACGGTGTTGACGGTGTTTCCGATGGCAAGTGCTCCCGTGCTGCTCAACGCCCCAGTCACGGCGAGGCCGGTCGCGGAGATGGTGAGGACACTTGTAACGCCATCCGCGCCAAGAGTCATTACCTTGCCGGGTGCGGCGCTATACAAGTTAAAGTTACCGTTGCCCGCACCAAAACCAACATATGCTCGTTCGGCGTAGCTGCCAGTGGAATTGTCTCGGTAGCTGATATAACCATAGCCTGTCGTGTCCAAATCAGCGGACGAGTTTATGCGAATCAATCCAATCGTTGAGGTTACATCTAACGCACCGGTCACGGCTAGGCCGGTCGTTGTGAACAATCCAACCGTTGAACCCGCAGGATTGATGGCGATGGATGAAGCAACCAATGACAACGTCGCTCGCGTGCCTACATCGTCCGAGAAGGCTCCGATGATACCACCTCCAGAATAATAATTGTAGAGACCGCCAGAAGCCGATGCAAAAGCGGCCAAGGCACCTGTGCTGACAGAGTAAGAGTTTTTTGACAACCCCGTGCTCGACAACGCCCCGGTCACGGCCAAGCCGGTGGAGGAGACTCGCGCATACGAGGTTCCCGCTACGCCGAGATTAACGCCATAAGATGCGGCAACATTTAACCATACCTCTCCGGTTGAAGCTCGGCCAACGTAGTTATTCGCGGACTGAAATTGCCAAAACACGTCGCCACCGCCAAAGTTTAATAGAGAATTTCCTGTGCCGGTGATACTGCCATCAACGGTTAAATTCCCCGCATCAGTAAGCTGAAGCCGAGCATTAGTTGCCGCCATATTAAGAATACGGACGGTGCTGCCATCCATGTCCATGATGCGCGTGCCCGATGTAGTTTGAAAATTTATGTTCGGTGAGTTGGCGGAGCCGTCGTTTAGGGTGAGGCCGGTAGTTGCCGACAACGCACCAGTCACAGCGAGTCCGGTGGAGGAGAGGGTGGCCCGATAAGTTCCAGCGATTGCAAGGTTGAGTTCGTCGCCGTTGTTGTTGTCGAGAACCGTGTTGTTTACGCCCTGCAAAATTCGGAAGTCCGCGTTTTGTCCCGTGCGCTTAGCGCGAAATTGAGTGGATGTGCCGGTCGAGGTGATCGTGCCGGTAGAATCCACACTCGTAAAAGCGCCCGTGCTCGGCGTCGCCGCTCCCACGGTGCCGTTGTATCCGCCCGTCGCACTCAACGCTCCCGTCACACTTAATCCGGTTGAGCTTATGTCCAACACTTTTGCGGCACTAATACTTATTCCAATATTATTTGCACCAATTCTATACATTCCACTCGTTGTATCAGTTGCCAAGATTAATGATGGTAACAGTACGGTTCCGGCAGCTAATGATAATACATTATTTGATGTTATATTACCTACCACACCCAACGACCCTGTAATATTTACACTACCAGTAAACAATTGTGTGTCTGTTGACTTTGTACCAAAAATATTACTACCACTTGCATAAGCAATACTGCTTGTAATTGTTACTACACTTAGTGCAGTTACTGAAATAGCTGATGCTGTAATTTGACCAACTGTAATATTATTAGAATTTGTGAATGCTGTTCCACCACCGTTGCTTAATTGAGCAGATGCTGAAACAACATTATTTGGTAATACATAAATGTTTGGAGCATACGAAGCACTAACTGCATTTAATGCGTATGAAGCTGTTGTTGAATAAGAGGCACTAACTGCATTTAATGCGTATGAAGCTGTAACAGCCCAACTGCTTGTGATGCTATATAATGAACCTGTAATAAAGTTGCCATTGGTACCACTTGTACCTGCTGTGCCAGACACAGCTGAACTTGCTGCTACCCAGCTGCCTGTTCCGTTAAAGTAATATACTTTTAAGTCACCTGTGGTTGTATCCCACCATAATGAACCTGTGTATGGATCAACTGGCGCTGTGTCAGATGTTGTTACAGAAACGCTGTTGCCGCTTGAGCCAGCTGTGCCACTTGTACCCGACGAACCGTTTGCGCCACTGCTACC